AGCCCGCCTGTTTATGCGTCTGCTGCCCGTGAAGCGCCACGCATCATTCAAGAAGTCGCGCAACGTATAGCATCGAGGAACCGCTAATGCCTATCCTGAATGACATACGCGCAACACTGGATACAGCCTTGGCTGCTGTATCTGGGCTTCCGGCCATTGCCTTTGAGAACGCACCGTTTGAACAGAACGCCGGAACACCACATCTTCGTGCCTCCTTGTTCCTGACATCGCGTCGTCCTGCTACGCGCGGACCAGATCCACAGAACCGCTATCAAGGCATCTATCAAGTCGTCGTGGCTGTGCCTACAGATCAAGGCGCAGGTGCAGCAATGGATTATGCCGATCTCATTATGACGGAGTTTGACGGTTCTAGCGATATTACCGGAACGCCGACCGTCTCAATTGAATACTCTGAAACAGGCGGACCTGTCTTCAGCGATCCGTTTTATCTGCTACCAGTAAACATCGCTTGGTATGTCTATGCGCAGTGATTCGGTGTTGTTGCTAGGTCACAGTCAAGGTGATATTATCGTCCAAGAGAATTAACCTCTTGGAGAGAAAAAATGGCGTTCGCACAGGGGAGCCGCAGTTCTTTAGGTCTGGGTGTTGAGAGCACCTTCGGTACTGCTGCATCTACATACACCAATCTGCCTATCAAGACGCATTCGCTTGATCTGACCAAAGAGCGCCTGCAAGGTCAGGACATTCAAGCCGACCGTATGCAGCGTGTTGACCGTCATGGCAACCGCAGCGCAGCCGGTTCGATTGAAGTTGACCTGCGTAAAGGCAACTACGACGACCTGCTGGAAAGCGCGTTCCTGTCCACCTTCGACTCGTCGGACCAGATTACCATCGGTACCACGCCGAAGTTCCTGACGATTGAAGATGCGATGAACGACATCGGGCAGTATCGCCTGTTCACCGGCATGACTGTCAGCACGGCTACGTTCAGCATTGCGCCGAACCAGATGATTGAGACGACCTTTGAGATGGTCGGTAAGGATATGTCCATCAGCGGCTCTGGCAAGACTGTTGCTGCATCCACCATCAACCAGCCGTTCGATAGCTACAATGGTGCTATCTATGAAGCTGGTGTTGCTTCGGGTGATCTGGTGAGCGTCGTCACGTCGCTTGAGTTCAGCATTACCAACTCGTTCGCTCCGACCTTCGTTGTCGGCTCCAGCACCGCACCTCAACTTGAGTATGGCCGCGCCATCATCGAGGGCACCATGAGCGTGTATGCTGAGGATGCGACGTTTATCAACAAGTTCTTGAACGAGACTGAGAGCGAACTCCAAGTCAGCGTTGATGATCCTTCGGGAAGCAATTCGTACACCTTCTACATGCCTCGGATCAAATACAATGGCGCATCCGTTCCTCTCGCTAATGAGCAGTCCCGTATCATCGAACTCCCGTTCGTTGCACTCTACGACGGCGATGCTTCTGGAGATCTCGGCACTGCGCTCCGTTTGACACGTACAAGCTAATCCCGGCGTCGGGATACAGGGAGGGCGGCGTTGTCGGGGTCGCTGCCCTCCCACCCTGATACTCCCCGGCACATAGGAGACCCCCGATGGGCCTTAATGATATTGGTAAGGTCAAAGAGACCACCGACGTAGAACTGCTCCATCCTGCTACTGGCGAAGTCCTGCTCAACGATGACGGAACACCCATGACCATCACGGTGCATGGTCCGTATTCGTCCACCTACAAGGCAGTCAGTCACGCGCAACAGAACAAGCGTCTGATGAAGGCACAGCGCACTGGCGGCAAGTTGAACCTCAGCGCCGAAGAAATTGAGGCATCGTCCTTGGATCTTCTTGTGAAATGCACTGAGGGCTGGAACCTTACGCTTGAGAAGAAGCCTGAAGAGTTCAGCCAGGACAAGGCGCGTCAGGTGTATCTTGATCATCCTTGGGTGCGCGAACAGGTTGATGCTGTGTTCGGAGACACCCGCGCTTTTTTGGGCTGATCCAAGAGCAACTTCTTGAGTTTGCAGAGCACTCGTTCGCGCTGAACAAGACCAACAAACAAGGTGTCTCTCAGCGCGAACAACTTGAGCAAGTTGCCAAGTCCACAGGACGCACTCCAAAAGAACTGATTGGCCCTGACTTTCCAGATGTGTCTTCACATATCTGGTCAGCCTTCATGCACCTTCATAGTGGCCGGACGTATGGTATGTCTGGCCCAAATCCTCTCACTTGGGAGGGCATAGCGGCATGGTGTAACCTCACTGGAATTGTGTTATCTTCATGGGAACTAGAGACTGTTAAGGCACTGGACATGGCATGGGTCCGTGCGATGAACGAGGATAACGGCTGATGGCTAGTCTGAATCAAGTCAGCATTGAATTGCAGGTAAAGGGTGAGCGAGAAGCAACCCAGGCTCTGAAGCGTTATTCCGATGCTAGTGATAAGTTGAATCGCTCAGTTCTTAATGCAGCAAGCAAGATAAAATCTGCCGAATCCGCATGGGACAGAGCAAACAAACTATACAAAGAAGGGACTATAAACGGTAAGGCTCTTAGTGCGGCGCAAAAGCAGATTGCCAGAGAAATCGCCATAGTAAATGGTTATCTCAAATCAAATGGTGCACTGAATACTCAGAAGGCTTTGGCTGAACTGAAAGCGGCGCAAGCAACGCGAGAGGCAGCGGCGGCTGAGGCGGCGGCTAATGCCGAAAGACAACGAGCACAACAAGGATACAATCAACTACGCGCCGCTATTGACCAATCGTATGCCGCTCGAATGCGATTGAAACAAGCAGCCGATACGCTTAGGGCAGCAGAGCGTCAAGGTATCATCACACGCCAACAAGCGATTGAGCAGTTGCGTTTGTATAGAGATGCTGCGCAGGCTAGTGCGGCTGCTGGTAATATGGCAGCACGTAGGACCAACCAACTTGGTGTCCTTATGCAACAAACAGGCTATCAAGTTGGTGACTTTGCCGTTCAGGTGCAGAGCGGGACGCACTTCATGGTGGCTCTTGGTCAACAGGCAACACAACTTGTCGGCACGTTCGCTATGCTTGCTAGATCAACAAGAATGATTGCTCTGTTCTCTGGTCTTGGAGTTGTTGTTCCAATCGTAACTGCGATTGCAGGTGGATTTATGAGAGCAGGCGAATCAGCTGAAAAATCCTCAGTTGAGATTGAAGGTGCATTTTCAACTCTTCCTGATTTCTTTGATAAACTTGGTGAGGATATAAGCGGTTCTTTTGGTGATGCTTTTGATAAAATTGAATCTCGTTATGGTGAAATGTTCAAGAGACTCGCAGAAATAAAACTCATGGGAGTCAAAGAGGCGCTAACTAAAAGTTTTGCAGAAACTGTTGTTCCTGTGGAGTCTCCTAGTTTCATGGAAAGACTTGGCAGCGCTCTTGCTCCCGGTGTTGTTATGGGGAGTTCCGAAGCACTTAGTGATATAAATAAACAAACTGATGCTCTTTATGAGCAGCAATTGGCTGTAATTGAGATAGAAAAGACATATGCTCAAAAGGTAAAATCAGCCAATAGCATGTCTGCTTTGATTAATTTAACTTTGGAAACGGAGAGACTGTTAGCATCTATTTCAAGAGAAGCAGCTGACGCCTTTATTCTACAGGCTGAGAAGGCTGGTATTGTAACAGAGATGACTAAAGGAAGTTCAGAAGCCCTCCGACAGCAAGTCACGCATCAAATGCAAATCGCCACATTACAAAAAGAAATCAACGCTGGCGTAAATGAAATTCTTGCTTCTCGTGATGCCGAACTCCAGAAACAACAAGATAGAGTTACTTTAGCTCAAACTGAACTTCAGTTTGGCAAAGAATCTCAGGCGTATCGAGATGCTCAACTTGCTATAGAAGAACGTATCCTCCGTGAACAGTTGGCGCAAAACGGTATTCTGGGGAATAACGCTCAAAAGATTGTTGATGCGTGGAGAGAGGCTAGCAATCTTGAACAGGCTGTAGCAAATGCGAGAGATGCAGCCTTTGATTTGGCTGATGAAATTGGAGAAGCTGCAACAAATGCTTTGAAGTTGGCAGGAATAGACATAACATCAGGAATTAATTCTGCCGCCGCTGCTGCAAAGGCACTTGCTATAAGATTAGGCGCATCTGTTGATGCCGCTTTGGCTTTGATAAATATAGAAGGAGGAATGAAGCAACAATCTGGGCCTCGTCGTGAAAGCGGGCGAACTCTTCCGCAAGTTACAGCAAACATTCCCGGAAGTTTAGGGGAAGCGTATCGCAGGTCTCTTGGAATTGGTGAATTTGCTGGAGGAGGAGGAGGAGGCGGCGCAGCAGATACGGGTATCGGTTCGCTAGCCCAATCGCTTCTGACGCAACAAGAAAAGATTGATATGTGGCGAGAGGAATCTCTTGTCAAACTTCAAGAGTTCAATACTAGAGAACTTGAAATCCTTGGTGGTCATGCGGAAGCAAGGCGCAGGATTGAGGAAGAATACGCAAGTAGGATTACTGAAATTCAGAACGCAGAACGATCTGAGCGTCTTAATGCTTATTCCAGTTTGTTTGGATCACTTGCAACTATCGCTGATGTAGGTGGGAAAAGATTGCTAAAAGTTCAGGCTGTCCTGTCTGGCGCTGCCACTATGATTGCAGCATATGAAGCCGCTATGAAAGCCGCCGCTGAAGCGAAGACTATTCCGGGTAGACTTGCTGCATATGCTGCTTTTGTTGCCAAAGGTATTCAAACTGTCCAACAGATTAAGTCCATCGGAAGCGGAGGAGGCGGCGGTGCTATTGGAGGGGGCATAGGCGCACCCGCATCACCAACAGCCGCAGTCACCTCTCAAGCGCCCGCTGCGCCTCAAAGAGTCATCATCGAGGGACTAGACAGGGATAGCCTTATCAGTGGGGAGCAACTACAAAACATCTTTGATAAGTTGTATGAAGAGAATGAGGACCGTGGTTTCGTCTTTCAGGTGGCAAGATAATGGCAGTTTACATTGAACGAACAGAAGTTGGTGCGGATAAAGCGCCATATTTCTTGTGGGATAATATCTTTCTTGATGGGACAGTAACCGCATCTTCAGAAGCCACGAATGGCGAGGTGGAGAACGCGCTTGGAGATTCTACATGGGACTATTGGACGCCCACAGGATCTACAGCAAACATAAACCTATCACTCTCTGGAAGCGCAACGGTAAGTGCATTGGGTATTGCCTCGCATAACCTTGGCACTCAAAATGCCACTATCTCACTTGATGAATCTGAAGGCACATCCAGTCAGTTGTTTTCCATTTCCCCTGCTGATGATAGCCCAATCCTTGTTCTATTTGATAGCACAACTGCAAACGATTTTACCTTCTATATTGACAGCGCAGACGCTGCTTGTTCAATCGGTAACATCTTCTTGGGTGATCCGTTGGTTATTGATAATGGTATCCTTCCTGGATACACGCCCCTATGGATGGCTGATAACATAGAGTTACTTGAAAGCATGTCTCTCAGTGGGCAGTTTTTTCAAAATAGGATTATCAAAAGAAGTGCTCAGACCAACTTGAGTCTCAACATTCTTGATCGCGCCACTGTAGAAGGCGCTGATTTTCAGAACTTCCGCACTCACTATAATGACGCAAAGACATTTTTCTTTGCGGCTGGACCATCTGTCTTTGAGGATGACATTTCGTATTGCCGCAGAGTTTCTGGT